AACCCACTTTTAACAGTTGCTAACACACTGTGGCACGCTTTTTGCTATGGATCGCCCTTACCGTTTTTTAACATTTCGCCACAGACTTTGGCACGGTTTTTGTTATGCGTGTGCGCCCGTGAAATTGTTTCACGTGGAACACTGCCACACCGACACAAAATAAAATGTTTCACGTGGAACACAACACCAAGAGTTAATAAAAGTTAAAACGAAAATAATTTGTGCGCTTATGCTTGTATGTTAGAAAAAAGTTGTATCTTTGCAACGTGTTACTTAAACAAGTTGAAATATGAAAGAGTTAGTAAAGCATTTCAAAGAGCAACCGAAAGAAGCGATTAAAGAAGTCGCAATGTGTTTAGCTATTTTTGTCGTATGTGGTGCGATGTTGTTTCTATCTGCAATCTTGCAGGGGTGTAGCGTTTCAAAGGGTGTAACGATACGGGGCAAAGCAACGATAGTAACAACCGATACAACGGTAGTAAAGCACAACGGGGCTTTGAAATTCAAAAAATCTATGTTTAACAATTAAAGTTTACTACAATGAACGAAGAAAAAAGAAACGCATTTGACGAATTTAGTTTTGCCGCTTTGTCGGCTTTGGGTAGCCTTATGGCGTGTAACGAAGTTTGCCGCAACCAACGTGCGGTTATGAAAATAAACCGCTTTCGTGCGTGGCTTATGGACTTGAAGCCGCAAGCCAACCCCGAACCAAATTTGCCGTTTGACGGCGAACCGCAAGGACAGACAGCCGAATAACAATTAACACCAAGTTTAACAATTAAAAGATTACTACAATGAAAAGTTTTGCAAGTAAATTTAACAAGACAACTTTCGGTATTGACACAACCGATTTTCAGTACACCAAGTTAGCCGATATTTTCAACTCTGAAAATGAGGGCGGCAAAGATGTGATACACAACATTAACGGGCTTTATGTCCACAAATCACAATTAGGCGACAGCCCCGTAATAATTGATGAGAAAAACAAACGGTTGGTAAACTTGCCAAGCCACACCGCCGAAACGGTACGTGAAATTCTCGCCGATGATGAGGCAGTACAAACTATCAAAGACGGCAAAGTCGGGTACACGATTTACGAGTATGAGAGCCACGGCAAGAAGTGTTACTCTATTTCGTTCGTGGACTTGTAAGAGTTTGAAAAGTTATGTTTAACTTTGTAGGGGTTGCAATGTTTGTAACCCCTATTTAATATAACAGCGTTATGGTAAAAATCAAAGTTAATTTTTCGCCGTCTGTATATGCGAAAACCAGCAAGCTAAAATTAAAGAGAGAGATTTTGCAAGCCGTTGAAAGCAGTCCCGAAATGCGAAAAGAGATTGCACGTGTTTTCCAAATGGCAAACCGTCGTATTCAGAATATAGAGCAAAGCGGACAACTTTCGCCAGCCGTGCAAGCGTTAAACAAGGGTGATATAGAGGGGTACACAAAGTTTTCAATGAAACACGATTGGAACGCCTTAAAAGTTGAGTACGGCAAGGCGATTTCGTTTTTACGCCAGCCAACCAGTACGGCGCAAGGCGCAAGGCAGTACGGGCAACACCTGCAACGTGTGTACGATTTAACGCCCGATGAGTACAACCTTATGGCAAGGAACTTGCAAGGCAAGTTAAACAGCGTTTCAGACAGCGACTTTGTAGAGCGTTATTTGATGCGATACAAGGATTTCACGGGCGAAATGGAGCAAAGCGCACGGGATATAAGCACCCAAATAGAGAGCGAAGCCGAAAGCATTTCACGGGCGATTGATGACGAAATAGAGAGAGCCGCAAATGAAGCGGCAAACAAAATAGATGATGATATAGACCGAATACTACAAGGTTTTAATAAATTCGGGTTATGAAAAAAATACCTTTTGAGTTACAAGAAAGAATAAACAGCCCGACCGAAATAACAAGCGTCTTGCAACGTGCCGTAAACGAAAAGAACATTATCGGAAACAGCAAAGGCGAAAGGTTTTACAACGTGCCGTGCGCCTTTGATATTGAAACAACAAGTTTTTACCGTGATACGGACGGACGGGCGTACACATACGAGCAAGTGCAACGTATGCAGGACGGCAACGGGCGCAAGGCGAAATTAGAGAAAGCCGCAATAATGTACGTTTGGCAGTTTGGCATAAACGGATATACGATAATGGGGCGCACGTGGGGCGAGTTTGTCACGATGATGCAGACCGTAAGCGAGGTTTTGCAACTGAATGACAAATTACGCCTTATTGTGTATGTGCATAACCTTTCATACGAATTTCAGTTTTTGCGCAAGTGGTTTGAGTGGCAACGGGTTTTCAGTATTGATTTACGTAAACCGATATATGCAATAACAACGGGTAACATTGAGTTTCGTTGTAGTTACTTGCTTTCGGGTTATTCGCTTGCAAAGTTGGGCGAGCAACTTATGAAATACAAGTGTGAGAAAGCCGTCGGCGATTTGGACTACCAGCAAATAAGACACGCCGAAACGCCGCTGACTGATGCGGAAATACACTACTGCATAAACGATATTAAAGTAGTTATGTGCTATATTCAGGAACGTATCGAGGAAAGCAAAGGAATAACGCACATACCGATAACAAAAACGGGGTTTGTGCGCAAGTATTGCCGTGCGCATTGTTTGCGTGAAAAAAGCGATGCAGGAAAGACCGTACCAAATTGGGATTATGTAAACCTGATGCAGGAGCTACAAATTACGGGTATGAATGAATTTAATATGCTGCAACGTGCATTTGCAGGCGGTTTCACACACGCCAACGCCGAATATACAGACGAAATAATGTACCACGTGGATAGTTACGACTTTACAAGCAGTTACCCGTATGTAATGATAGCGGAAAAATACCCGATGTCGCAAGGCGTTGCGATAACGGTTAAAAGCATGGCGCAATTTGAGTTTTTAATATCAAAGTATTGTTGCGTGTTCGATATTGAGTTTACCAACATATTTGCCAGCGAAACGCAAGACAACCCGATAAGCGCAAGCAAATGTTTTGTTAAGGAAAACCCGTGCGAGAATAACGGGCGTATTGTGGCGGCTGCAAAAATTGCGCTGACAATTACGGACGTGGATTTTAATATAATCAAAAACTTTTATTCATGGCAAAGTATGCGTGTGGGCGAAATGTATTGTTACAAGAAAGACTATTTGCCGACACCGTTTGTAAAATCTATCCTGCATTTGTACGAAAGCAAGACGAAATTAAAAGGGGTTGAGGGCAAAGAAGTGGAATACCTTAACAGCAAGGAAATGTTAAACAGTTGTTACGGTATGAGTGTAACAAACCCGTTGCGTGATGAGTTTACATATAACGGCGAATGGGATATTAACTCAATGTCGCCCGAACAAAAGCAGGAACTACTATACAAGTACAACACCAGCAAAAACCGTTTCTTGTTTTACCCGTGGGGTATCTTTGTAACCGCATACGCACGGCGCAACCTTTTCACGGGCATACATGAAGCGAAAGACGATTACATATACAGCGACACCGACAGCATTAAGATAATGAACGGCAAGGCGCATGAAGCGTATTTCAAGGCGTATAATATGCAGGTGCAAATGAAATTGCGTGCCGCCTGCAAATATCACGGTTTGCCGTTTTCCCTTTGCGAGCCTCAAACGATAAAAGGCATAACAAAGACTTTGGGCGTTTGGGATTTCGAGGGTACATACACAAGGTTTAAGACTTTGGGAGCTAAACGGTACATGGTGCAAGAACCGAACGCACTAAAAGCAAACGGACGGGCATACGATTTCAGTTTAACCGTTTCGGGCGTGAACAAAAAAGCCGCTATTCCGTACCTTATTGAAAAGTACGGGGCAAACGGGATATTTGATGCGTTTACCAACTATTTGGATATACCGCCAGCGGCAACGGGCAAAAACATACATACATACATAGACTACGAGATACAAGGCGAGATAACCGACTACAAAGGCAGCACGGCGCACTACAACGAACGCACGGGCGTACATTTAGAGCCAACGGGGTACAGCCTTTCCCTTTCGGTTATGTACATAAACTATTTGCGAGGTATCAAATTTAAGGACTAAAATAACAAGATTATGACAACAAGAAAGACAAAGACAGACAAGCCGAAATTTTACGACTTGAAAGCGATTTTAAGCAAGAACGCCGATTATAATGTTATATTTGGCGAGAGGTCAAACGGCAAGACTTATGCCGCCTTAAAATATGGTTTGGAAAACTATATCAAGACGGGCAAGCAAATGGCGTACATACGCCGTTGGCGTGAGGATTTGAGGGGCAAACGTGCCGAAAGTCTGTTTGCAAATCACACCGCAAACGGACTTATTGAGGAACTGACAGAGGGCAAATTTAATGAAGTGTTCTATATGTCTAACAAGTGGTTTTTGTCGTACTACGATGCAGAGAAAAACAAGCGGACACCCGACACAACCCCGTTTTGTTACGGGTTTTGCCTTTCGGAGCAGGAACACGAAAAAAGCAGCAGTTACCCGAATGTTACAACGATTGTGTATGATGAGTTTCTGACACGGCGGTATTATTTGCCCGATGAGTTTATGTTGTTTATGAACTTGTTAAGCACGATAATACGCCAGCGCAACGATGTTAAGGTTTTCATGTTGGGGAACACCGTAAACAAGTTTTGCCCGTATTTTACCGAAATGGGGTTGAAGCAAGTGCCTTTCATGGAGCAAGGAACGATTGATATATACCGCTTTGGCGAGCATGGCGCAATAGTGGCGGTTGAGTATTGCAGCAGCACCGTACAACACAAAGCCAGCAACAAATACTTTTGTTTCGATAATCAAAACTTGCAGATGATTACGGGCGGTAAATGGGAACTTGCCGTTTATCCGCATTTGCCGTGCAAGTACAAGCCGCAAGACGTGTTGTTTGTGTATTATATCAAGTTTAACGATGTTGTTTTGCAGGGTAACATTATCCAAGTAGGCAACGAATGTTTCACGTACATACACGCCAAGACAACCCCGATAAAAGACGAGGAAAACGCTTTGATTTATTCGCTTGAAATGAACGGCAAACCGAACTACAAACGCAAGTTGTTAAGTACGGCAAGTTATGTTGAACAACAAGTCGCACGGTTTTTCGCAATAGACAAAGTTTTCTACCAAGATAACGAAGTCGGCGAGATAGTACGCAATTATTTAATTACGAGCGCAAAAACAAACATTGTTTCGTTGAAATGAAAATAACGGGCGGTTTGGTGCAAATTTCGTGCCGAACCGACCGTTTTACGAAATAAATGCCTATCTTTGCAAGTAGTAACTAAATTATAACGATATGGACGCAAATACTATTATTCAAATCATTTCAAGTTTGGGTTTTCCGATTGTGATGTGTGGCGCATTGTTTTGGTATATGGTGAAACAAAGGCAGGCGCACCAAGAAGAAACGGAACACCTAAAAGATACGATTGCGGAAAACACGAAAGTGTTAGCCGAACTTACAACCCTAATTAAAGTTTTGACAAATGAAAAGGAAAGATAACATTTACAAGTTATACCAAGCGCAAATAAGGGACAAAGACACCGCCGTAACTGAATTTATGGCAAACACGTTGGCGAAAACTCAAAGTATGTTTGAGTATGAGGGTTTGCCCGACAGCATACCGCAAAAAGAATTGGAGCGGCTTTTGCAGACAACGGGAAACGCTTTTGTTACCAGCGTGGAAGGGTTTTTGTATGCGTTATCGGGCGGCAAGGGCGGCGAACCCGATGTTTACGGACGGGCAACGCTTTACACCGTGGCGAACCCTGCATTAAAGTTAAACAAAACCTACGATATTCAGAAAGACGGGGTTTTGATTGAGAATGACAGCAACGGCGAAAGCCTTTTGCCGCTTATTGGGCGTTATGCCGTCTTGCATACTGACGGGCTTATTTCGTTGAACACCGCCAGCATTTTAACCCGTATTACAATGCTGATAAGTGCCAGCGATGACAAGACGAAACAGAGTGCCGAAGAATTTTTGCGCAAGATAGAAAACGGCGAGTTTTCAATTATCGGGGAAAACGCTTTTTTCAAAGGCGTTAATATGCAGACCGCGCCGACCACAAACAGCGTGTATATTACGCAACTTATTGAACTGATACAATACTACAAAGCGAGTATGTACAATGAGTTGGGACTAAATGCAAACTACAACATGAAACGGGAACGCCTAAATTTGGGTGAGGTATCTATGAATGTTGACGTACTTTTGCCGTATGTGGATAATATGCTAAAAGAAAGACAAAATGCAGTTGAGAAAATTAACGCAATGTTTGACACCGAAATTTCGGTTAAACTTGCAAGTAGTTGGGGTTTGGAAAGGGATAATTACAACGCTTTGGCGGCTGATTTGGAAACGGCAAAGGAAAACCCCGACCCGACAGACGAACCCGACCCGACAGAGGAAACAACCGAAACGGACGGAAACGACACCGAAACAGACGGAAACGACACGGAAACAGAGGAAACAGAGGAAACGAAAGAAACGGAAACGGAAACGGACGGTAACGATACCGAAACAGAGGAAACAGAGGAAACAGAGGAAACAGACGAAAACAAAGAGGATAAGCAATGAAATACAGCGAACTATTTACAACGGGTAACGGCATATTCGCAACCGTTTTTAAGACAGAATATCCGACAGAGTACGCCGCAATTTTCGGCGATACCGCACCCGAAAAGTTAGACGCTTACGCCTTACTGATGTACGGCGGCAAGACCGTTGCAAGCAGCATAACCAGCGACAACGCAAGCGATGTTGTTTCGGCGGTGATTGCGGTAAACGTGCAAGGTTGGGAACGGGAAGCGGCGGCGATGTTAGCCGATTACGATGTACTGACACCCGTAACGGGCGAAATTGAACGCACGGAAACGGTTACTTTGCAGGAAAGCACGGACAACACCGAAACGGGCGCAAACAAGGCTTTCAATGACACCGATTTTTCAGACAGCGACCGAAAGACCGCCAACGATGAGAGAAACCGCACAGAAAGCCGAAAAACGACCGAAACAAGCAAAGGAACGGGCGCAAGCAAATCAATTTCGGGCGAAATTGCAAAAGAATTGCAGTTAAGGCGTGATAATTGGAGAAAAAACATTATCTTTGCACTTGTAAGAGAGATTACAACGAGTATTTACGAATAACTAATTTAATTTTAGCAATATGGAAGTAAAACAGATTTACACGCTTATTAACAGCGTATCGGGTGAGGTTTTGGGGCGCACTGATATTGTTACCGAAGACCTTACGGGAATTGTGGATTTAGGCACGGAAGTGTTTAACCAAAATGCAGTTGACAACTACGTTAAATCACTTGTAAACCATATCGGCAAGGTGATTTTCGTAAACCGACCTTATGCGGGCAAAGTGCCGTCTGTGCTTATGGATGCGTGGGAATTTGGCAGCGTGTTGGAGAAAATAAGTGCCGATGTACCCGAAGCAGAGGAAAACGACACGTGGAATTTGACGGACGGGCAAAGTTACGACCAAGATGTTTTCCACAAACCGACCGTAACGGCAAAGTTTTTCAATAGCAAGGTTACGTTTGAAGTACCCGTATCAATCACCGAAAGACAGGTTAAGGAAAGTTTCAGCAACGCCGCACAACTCAACGGCTTTATTTCGATGATTTATGCAGCGGTTGAAAAGTCAATGACTATCAAAGCCGATGCGCTGATTATGCGCACTATTAACAACATGATTGCGGAAACCGTTTTGGCTGATGCGGTTGCGTTTGGCGGTAGTGCAGGCAATTTAGCCAGTGCAGACCTTTCCAGCGCAAGCACTGCAAGATGCGTAAACCTTTTGAAGTTGTACAATGACAAGTATTTCCCTGCAACACCAGCGCAAGGCGATGGAGAACCTACCCCGAACCCTGACGCACTGACAGCGGAAAAGGCAATCACCGACCCCGATTTTATCCGCTTTGCGTCTTACGTTATGGGTACGTATGCCGACCGCCTGCAAAGCATTTCGACCGTGTTCAATGTCGGCGGCAAGGAAAGATTTACGCCGAAAGATATGTTACACGTTGTACTTTTGTCCGACTTTGCAAAGGCAGCGCAAACCTATCTTTATTCAGACACGTTTAACCGTGGCGATGTGCTTTTGCCGCAAGCCGAAACCGTACCTTTTTGGCAGGGTAGTGGAAAGAACTACGATTTCGCCAGCACGGGGCATATCAATGTTAAGGAAAGCGGCGGCAAAGCCGTTGAAATTTCGGGCGTGTTGGGCGTGATGTTCGACCGTGATGCGTTGGGCGTTTGCAACCTTGACAGACGAGTAACAACGAACTACAACGCAAAGGCAGAGTTTTTCAACAACTATTACAAGTTTGATGCAGGGTATTTCAACGATACAAACGAAAACTTTGTAGTATTCTTTATTGAGTAACTCAATAGGTATTAGATTGTTTAACTTTGGGCGGTGTGGGTGCAGGTGAAAGCGCACCGCACCGCCTTTTTTCTTTGCAGATATGACAACGATAAACTTTTATAACTACAACGGACACCCGAACACGGTAAACAAGCAGTTGGGCGAGTTTACGGCGATTGAGGGCGATTTGCGGCAAACTTTCGATGTGTTGCGCCCGACCGTAACACTACGAAAGCAGCCCCGACCGTCTTTCAATTATTGTTATATACCCGATTTAGGGCGGTATTATTTCGTGGATAGGGTAAGTTTTGAGGGAAACAACGCCTACGAACTTGTATTGCGTGTGGATGTGCTTAAAACCTACGAAACGCAAATTTTGGCGGCAACGGGGCGCACCAGCGAAGCGGACAACCCGAACCCGTATATTTCCAACCGTGAAACGGTTTTCGACCGCCAGCCGAATTTTGAGAAAGTGCCGTTTGCAAATACGGGCTTACTCAATGAAACGGGCGGCATTATTATGGTAACATTAAAAGGCAACGACAATGACACTGAATGATACAAAAACAGATTTTACGAGTGTTAGCGCATACCTTACGGGGTTTAACAGAGAATATGCGCTAAAATACGGCGTTGACGATAACGGGGACACGATATTTTTTCTATATATAAGCCCCGATTATGAATTAACGCCATATTCAGAAGCCACCGCACAATATCCACACGGTTATATGTGGTCACAAATACCTGGAACGATTGGTTTTGAACGTATGGCGCAATACGATGGATTGGTGCCCGACAGCCCCTATACAAAGGCATACGGGGTTAATGTTGGTACAAATGTTCCACGTAAAAACGATACGATTACTTTCCACGCCACCCGTAAAGAAGTAACGCCCGAACCCACCGAACCGACCGTAACAAACAACATAACCGACAGCACCGAACAACATACATACCAAGACGGCACACTATCCATAACCGTAACGGCAAGCGAGGGTTACACGTTCCAAGATGCGAAAGCAAGCTACCATACAAGTGCAGGAACGGCGACAGAAACACCCTTAACCGTTGACGGGAACACGGCTACAATACAAATAACCGATTTAGATGTTAATACACCCGTTACGCCAACGGTTACTAACAACATAGACGGGACAGAGGAAAGCCACGAGTGGGACGGCGAAACGCTCACCATAACCGTAAAAACCCCGTCTTATATTAGCGCAAGACTTGATAAGCCGCAAGTGCATTATACCAACACGGGCGGCGAGCCGATAACGCAAGATATGCAGGTAGAAAGCACGTCAACACGAGTGACGGCGACCGCCGTTATTACTGATTTGGGCGGCGATTATTCGGTGACGGTTACGGGGACTTATATACGGACTTTGCCGCTTACAAAGTCGCTCACGAACTGCACAAGCAAAGAACCGTTGCCCGATTATGTGGACTTTGATAGCCTTATAACGGTTGAACTTGATGCGAACCCAAACACGGAATTTCACACGGACGAAACGACCTATTTAAGCGTCACGACAAGGATAGGCGGACGGGAAACTAAAACACCGTTTACGATTTCGAGCGACAAGAGAAAGGCTACAATTTCGTACCAGCTTGCAAATAGCGGCGTTTATAGTCGGGTTAATATAGTGGGCGAGTGTTTTCCCGTTGAGGTGGTGGGCAAACAATACGGCTCTATTAACGTGTATCTTGTAACGCTTGATAATCTGAAAGAATTTGCCGCAAAGCGTTATTTCACGGACGGCGGCGAAAATGTGGATTTGGGCGAGTATGTTAACCGTATCAAAAGAATTTACACGGATATAACGCCGTTTAGCTCTGATGTAATACGATGCGGCAACTTTAATACGGGCGTTTCGTGCCAGCAGCCAGCGCAAGACAAAATAACCCTTGACTTTGGCACGGCGGTAGTACCAGCGCACAATGAGGATAACACCGACTACGAAAGCGAGATACAAATCTTTTTGCCGTTTGCAGGCTTTGTAAACCTCAATAATGATTATGCAGGTAAAACGATAGCTTTGCAGTACGTTATAAACGTGGTAACTGGCAACGGGGTTGCGCTTTTGAGTTGTGACGGCGTTGTATTTCAAGTTGAGGAAACCGAACCGAGCAGCGAAATAATATACCTTTCACCAAGCACGCAAGTTAAAACCGTTGGCGGCGATGATTGGAACGAAATGTTATATTACGGGTTAGAACCTTACATTTACTGCAAGTGGTACGAGAGCGCAAGCAACGGGCGAAACACCGACCGACAAACGGGCATTTTAGGCGATTTCAGAGGGTTTAACGTGTTCGATGATGTTACACCTATACACACCGCCGAAATGCTTGCAGAAGAGCAAGAAATGATATACACGGCTTTATCTGACGGCGTTTATATTGAGTAACTGAAAGGCAGGATAAAAAGAAAGGCGGCAACTTGATTGTTACCGCCTTTTCTTTTCGCTTGCTGATTGTTATTTGTCTTTCAATGTTTCAACGCCCGTTAAACCGATGTACAAGTTTGTCGGGTAACATTCGCAAAAGGTTTTGAAACGCCCGACAAGTTTTTCAGCGGCGATAAAGTCGTACGCTTGATTTTTGCAGGCGGCTTCTTTTGCGAACTTGTTTCGTGTATCACGGTTGAACACGATTTGACTTTCCAAAATGTTAACGCCCGTTTGCAGGCTTTCGGCGATGCTTTCCAAATTCTTACGAATATCGGGCGCACTTGCCGACAAAAATTCAATGTGTTTCTTACTTTGCAATAACATTTCTTGCAATGCGTTCAAAACTTGCTGATTTTGATAAATTAAATCGGTTGTTTTCATTTTTGATAAGTATTTAATTGTTTAACACGCTGCAAAGTTAAGCATTTTATTTTACCTGCAAGCGGTTGGCGTGTTATTTTGTGTTAAATTATTCTTTTAACTTTGTTTAACAATGTGTTCCACGTGAAACATTTTATTTTGTGTCGGTGTGGCAGTGTTCCACGTGAAACAATTTCACGGGCGCACACGCATAACAAAAACCGTGCCAAAGTCTGTGGCGAAATGTTAAAAAACGGTAAGGGCGATCCATAGCAAAAAGCGTGCCACAGTGTGTTAGCAACTGTTAAAAGTGGGTT